TTCCCAGGGGAACGTGAGCGCAATGAGTCTGCAATTAGAAAAGAATGGTCGGACGCTCGTAGTCGCATCGACGCTTCTTTTGGTGGTAGTGCTTGGTGGTTGCGCAACCGTCGACCCGGTGGTGAGGACGTCGGGGAACGCGGACAGACTTCTGAACGACCCAAGGTTTGAGGAAGTCACCAGGTCAACACCTAACGTTCAATCCTGGGCATACGACGCAATCAACACGGTAAACGATTTAGAATACGAAGTAAGGGTAAGGAACAATGGAACCAATAAATAACGAACTTCATACGCGCATCCTCCGGGATCTGAAGAACCGTGCAACATGGGATTCCAGACAGAGGCAATTTTATGAAATGCGCACTTTCGGAATGCGCCGGAAGGTTAAGCCATGGCCCACCGCGGCCGATATGCACGTCGCTTTGATTGATCGCATCATTGAAAGACTCAAACCAAATTACGTTAACTCAGCCCTAGGCAACGACGTTGTCGCCGGGTTTGTTCCCATGCGCCAGCAGTTGGCACCTCTCACCGTTACCGCGGAACGCTACTTTGACTACAAAATCCGGGAACGCACCGCATTCCAATTTGAGGTAGTAAGACTAATCGACGACATGCTTCTGTTCGGTCGTTCTGTACTCAAATCAATTTGGGACGAGGGCAAGAAGGAAATTATTTTCCAGGCAATCGATCCGACCAGGTTCATTGTGCCCGATCAGACTGTCGCCCTAGACGACGCCGACTACCTTTGCCACGTCATGGTCCTGTCAGTGGACCAGTACAAGCGCGTCGCGGCTTATAACCAGGATGAAGATTTTATTCGTAGGATTGCCGGACGCGGAACCAAGTTTGAAGGTATCAATACCGAAAAGGAACAGGCAGTTTACCAACGCGAAGGTATCACTTATGACTCTCGCCCGGACCGGATCATCCTTTGGGAGATCTACACCAGAAACGAAGACGACGAGTGGAATGTTTGCACATATTCGCCCTTGGCAACAACTGATCCAGTGCGCGAAGACTTCGTCCTGCCGTACAAGCACGGTCAGTGCCCATTCACAGAATTTAGCTACGAGTTGACCAACGGAGGATTCTATTCGTCACGCGGGGTCGCCGAGATCCTAGCTGCGAATGAGATGACCCTGGCGAAGCTGAAAAACTCCATGCTCGACTTCTTGGAACTGGCGAACCGCCCCTTGTTCCAGGCCGACAATCCTGTTTCTCTGAACATGGCTAATCTCAAAATGCAACCCGGGCAGATCCTGCCCCAGGGAATCAAGCCTGTTCAGATGACGACTCCCCCAATGGACTTCATGCGAGTCATGTACGACGAGCGCGCAGAAGCGGAGCAGAGGGTCGGAACGATTGACTTTGGGGTCGGCAACAATCCCGCGGAACCTGGTAGCTCCAGAAAAACAGCAACTGAAATTCAAGCGTTGGTGAACACCGGGTCCGCGGGTGCTGATTTACGCAACCGTCTTTTCCGCATGTCACTAGGTCGCCTGTTCCGTCAGTGTTGGTCGATCTATTTGCAGTACGACAAGAAGGATTTGAACTTCCGCTATGCAGAAGATACCGGGACTGTTCCTCCGGAAGCATTGCACGAACAGTATTCGATCATGCCCAAGGGTGGGTACGATTTCCAGACTCGCCAGTTCCAATTGCAAAAGGCAGTAGCCCGGATGCAGTTGCTCGGTCAGTCTCCTTTCATTAACCAGGCTGAACTTGTTAAGTCAGTGCTTGAGCTCGACGATCCGAGCCTGGTACGTCGCCTGGTCCAGGACCCGATGATGAACCAGCAGGAGCAGAGAGAAGAGCAGGCGAAGGAACTCGCCGCGATGATGACGACCGCATTCCCGATCGCGATCAAACCGACCGACGATCACCGGGCCCATCTTGAGATCATATTTGACTTCCAGCAGGCGGCCGAAAAAGGATTCCGCCAGGTTGACCAGGCAACGGCACAGGCAATTGGTCAGCATCTGGATCAGCACTTGCAGGCGCTGGAGCAGATCGATCCAAACACTGCCAGGGCAATCACTGCGGAATTGAAAAAGATGAACAAGGCGAAACAGCAACAGCAGGAACAATTGCAAGGCGCGCAGGGGCAACTCCCGCCCCCGGAAATGGCTGGACAGATGCCAGGAAACATGCAACAACCGATGGTGTGATAGCGCTAATGAGACCCGAAGGGCAATTAAACGCTCTTCATGCCCTATATTCATGGGCGAACGAGGTTGGAGCGAATGGTGACGCGGTTGAGGTTGGAACATTCTCCGGTGAAAATGCCGTGATCATGGCTAAGTATTTTAATAGAGTTGTCACAATTGATCCATGGTTGAATGGGTACGACAAAGACGATCACGCCTCGAGCGCAGATATGGCAGAAGTAGAAAAAAAATATTTTGAGCGCACTGCCTGGTTTCCAAATATTTCACATCTAAAACTTACTAGCCTGGAAGGTGCGAAGGAATTTAAGGACGCGTCTTTAGATTTTGTGTACCTGGATGGAGATCACCAGACCGACGCTGTCGTTGCGGATATCGATGCATGGAAACCAAAGATTAGAAAAGGTGGCATATTGGCCGGGCACGACATTAACATGGAAAAGGTGCATAATGCTCTGAAGCAAAGACTTATGGGCATTACTGCAAAAGTATTCACAGACAGTTCATGGGGGATAATCATATGACAAAACTAAGGGCAATTCTAAACTTTATACGATTTACCAAGTGGGTCGACGAGCCGGAATGGACCGGAGACGACGCCCGGGCACTTGGTAGTTTTATGAGATCCGAGCATGGGGTCAGGTTTGCGGCGATCCTTAGAAATATGACAATTCGACAGGATTCTAGCGCAGTTCAAAAAGGTGACTTGACAGCATGTGGGTTTGCAATAGGTTTCAGATCTGCAGTGGCAGTAATCGATTCCCTTGGAATTGATGCCACTCATCCCGCGGGAGGGGCAGACGACTAGAGGTTACCCGCGGAGTACAAAGACTAGTCAAATTCCCGCCCGGGATCGTTAACCATTCCGGGGCTGGAGTAAAGGGGTTAGCATGGGTGATGGAATAGAACTGACAGCGGAATCGTTACGAAAACTTGCCATGATTGAGGATGGGATTATCCCTCCAGATAAAGTGGAAGCTAAAACGGAAGCGGAACCAACGTCGGAACCAGTGGAGAAGACCGAGTCGAATCCCACGTCGACGACAGAACCTAAAACAGAAAATTCGCCTTCTACGACCGAAGTCGTGGACCAAAAAGGTGATAGTTCTTTAACAACGACAGAGTCTGAGAGTCCGGTTGAGTCATCCGACAAGGCCAAGGAACCCAGCAAGTACGAAAAGCTAAAGAATCGCCAGCAGAAAGAATGGGATGCCATTCAGCAAGCCAAGGCGGAATCTAAGGCTGAGAAGGAACGTCTGGAACGCGAGCGCCAGGAATTCATGCGCGAACGTGATGAGGCCCGGAAGGCAGACCAGGAGAGACCAGCAGGCAAGTTCGACGCGACCGATTACCGCAACGCTGCGAAGCAGTTCCGGGAAGAAGGTCGAGAAGATCTAGCCGAGCAGGCCGATAAGAGAGCTCAAGAAGTTGAAAAGCACGAAGTACAGCAACAGGAAAGAAAAGTAAGGGAAATTGGAGAGAAGGCATGGAACGACAATTTGACAAAAATGGTCGAAAAACATCCAGAACTAAAAGATGCAAATTCAGTCCTTCACAAAAAAGTTTCCGATCTTCTCAACACAAAGGCAGTACTTCGACAGTATCCTGACGGCATCGTTGATGCAGTCGAGATCGCACAGCTTACTCTTAAAACGGATAACTCAACCGGATTAGCAGATGAAGTCGAAAAGCTCCGCAAAGAAAATGCGGAGTTTAAAAAACGTTTACAACCTGGAGTTGGTTCACCGTCAACACCGGCACCGAAGAAACAGTTTAAGGATTTATCCGTAGCTGAACAAGGTGTCGAACTGCGCCGAATGGCAACAGAGTTTGACGACGCTAACTAAGGTTTAGACATAGGAGATAAAATTATATGGCACTAGTAACCTCTGGCTCGCTCGCAGCGGCCTACCAGGAGTACTTCTCGAAAGAGTTGCTCCAACGTCAATTGCCCATCTTGCAGATGGAACAATTCGGAATGAAAGCCGCGCTTCCCCGGAAGAACGGCAATAAACAGATTCGCTTCTTCCGTTACGACAATCCGAGCATTAGCTCGATCATTGAAGTAACGTCGGAAGGCACAAACCCTGGATCAAACGAACGTCAACTCACCCTGTCCACAGTGCAGGCGTCGTTGCAACAGTTTGCCAGCTTGGTCAAACTGTCAGACATCTTGCAAGCCACAAACTTGTTTGATTCCATGGCACAGGCCACGACTCAGTTGGCAGAAGATCATGCGTTGCATGCAGACACATTGGTTCACCGTGTGCTCACGACCGGAACTACCTCCGGAACTGGCACTCTGTCGACCTCGGTCCGCTACGCGCAGAATGCTAACGCGACGAACTTTATCGCCGCGACCGCAGCTAACTCGGCTTTCACGGCCCTCGACTTGCTCGATTCCGTGACTTCCCTCCGGGTTGACAAGGCTCCTACCGTCAAGGGTTCTTACATCCTTGTGGCGGATCCTCGTTCTGCTCGTTCGATCCTAAACGATGACGACTATATCCAGGCGCATCGTTACTCGAACGTGGATAGCTTACTGAAGGGCGAAGTTGGCACGTACTACGGAGTGAAGACTCTGTTGTCGCACAACGTTCTGTCGTTCGGTTCTGCATCATCCAGCGCCATTTCCGGCACTGCGGCTGCTTCATATAACTCCAGCACTGCGCCTTTCTTGGCGAACATTGTGTTGGGTGACCAGGCATTCGGCGTACCTAGCCTCACTGGCGACTCGCCTTATAGCCCCAAGGTTCTAATTGCAGACGGAGCGGACAAGTCCGATCCTCTCAATTTGATCACCTCGGTTGCAGTCAAAACGTACTACACTGCGGTTCAGTTGAACGGAGCGTTCTACCGAGTCGTGTTTAGTCGTTCTGAAGTCAGCTAATTAACATGGGCGCGGTCGTATTAATGATCGGGCCCGAAGCGAAGGTCCGGGGAGGCGAAAATCTCCCCGGGCCCGAGCCTAAAAGCAAGGGGTCAAAAATGGCTACTACTGTAAATATTCCAGTTGGTAATTTAACGATCTCTCAGGAGACTGAACAAGCCGACCCAGTTGTCGGTGATTCAGTTGAACTCACCGGAGAGGTGATGGAGATTAAAAACGGAGTCGCAGTTGTTCGCGTAAATGAAGCTGAAGGAGAGATTGAGAAAGAGAATCCTAAAGCAGAAAGCGAAGGACAGCGCCTACGAAATGAAGCTGTCAAGATGGACGGTGGAGAAATGACGGACGACTGATGCCACTCTACGAGTATGAGGATAGGGACACCGGGAGCGTGATTACACTCGAGCGTCCGGTGGATGAAAGGGACAACGTCCCAAGTAAACTAAAGCGACGCAACTTTCCCTCCAGCTTCAGACTTGTTAACTGTGGTTCAGAACCAGCATATCATCCAGCGGCCATGGACGGTCGCAACATTCTAAAAGGTTATCACGCACTAGAACAAAAACTCGGCTCAAAGTTCCGCCCAAAACATAAAGCCGATACAATCAAAAAAACTTGGGCAAAACATAGGAAATTAGATCCATGAGTCAAATCAACATTCGCCGCGAATTGAAAGCAAAAGGAAAGCCTGTCCGGATTAATTCTGGAGCAGAAGCTACCGCAATGGAATTCACCACAACCGCAACTACCGGAACATTTGTTTCTGGTACTTCGACCCTGGGAATTACCGTTAAGCTCAACGGCACTTCGTACAAGATCCCGGTCTACAGCTAAACTGTATGTCACGCGTATCATCTCGACTCGTCCTTGGCGAGGCCGGGACGGCAATCATTTCCACCACTGGTACAAGTGATGGAAACTTTGATGGTGTCGTAGCATTAACTACCGGGACAGTAAGTCTAACAGTTAGCGGAACGGCATACACAAACGTAGCAATGTGGCATGGGTCATCAATCCTTGGTGATATCACGCGCGTTATATATGTTAGTGGAGGACCGTTTGCGTTGTACAAAGACCTTCCGTAAGGAGTAAATCATGGGCCGCCAGATAGAGGAGATCATCTCTAGTCTCGGACCGCTTACTGGCGGGACCGTGTCCATCAATGCCAACCTAGCGGACATTGAGGCATTGCTAACAACGCTCCAGGCAGACGTTGCCGATGGAGTTACTGTAAATGGAGTATTAAGCACGGTAGGAACCATGATGGTTCTATCTTCTGGTTCTGTTGCTGTTACAGATGGAACAGTAACTGAAAGAAGATCAACAACTGGCGGAACTGGATCTACTGACTTCACATCCACCAGCTACGGCACGATTGCAACGGCAAGCACTGGAAGACTTGGATGTGCTATATTTAATGGCGGACCAGGCAACCTCCACGTTTTATTAGGAACTGGAACGGCAAGCACATCAGTTTTCACAGTAAGGCTGAGTGCTGGAGACTACTATGAAGTCCCATTCAACTACACTGGCTTGATTGGCGGTATTTTTGCAACGGCTGGAACGGCTGAAGTGACGACACTCAGTTAGGAGTAGGCGATGCCTCTGTTTATCCCATCAAGGCGTTTCTTCACCTTGTTTGATGAAACGGAAACGCAAGCGGCATCTACTGCCGCTGTAAATTCTGCGACTCAACTTACCATTCCAATCGGAACTTATACATACGAAGGATTAATTGGCGGTTCAACTGCATCCTCAACTGGAGGATTTCAATTAAGCTCAACAATGCCTACAGGATTTTCGGTTAATGCCAATCATCTTACATATATGGGATCTAGTTATTTTGGCACTACATTTAATAATGTATTTACAAGAGTTGGCACTAATAGTGAGTTCTTTGTGTCGTTAAATTGCGATGCTAGTGCAACAAATAAATTTGCTTACACACGTTTGGCTGGCGTAATTAAAGTAACATCTAACACAACATTTAATCTTACTATTGCCCAAAGAAGTGCAACAGATGCGGCCAACCCAGCTACTCTAATGGTTCGTAGTTATCTTAACTTTTCTAAAATAGCCTAATGCCCCTCCTCCTCATCGCCCTCTTGCTCTGCTCCTGCTCACCAAAGCCAGCGGATAACAACGCTCTGCCACGATATAGTGATATGAGCGCAGCTGAAGATGCTGGTAATGTCAAATGAAACGCATCGCCACATGGATCACGGTCCTGGGTTTACGTTTATTGCTGACGGCAAAAGATTACGCCTGTTTCAAGGAGGCAATGAAGTGTGCCGAGGACAACAACAGGCTTGCAAGCGGGACGAAGTATATCGGTGCAGTGAAGCACCTCTTGTCAGTCAACAGATCGATCAAAAGGATGGTAGACGACGGCAGGGACCGGGACGAGGTCGTCGGTGCGGTCGTACATCTTGCCGTGAGCCTAAAGTACCTGGAGTCTCGCAATGAGTGAAGACCAGGTGTGGAGCATAGAGGTCAAATTGGCCCGGATGGAAGAGCGCCAGGTCCAATTGTACCAAATGGTCGAGACCAGCTTGTCAAACTACGCGGATGTGGTAAATAGACTTTCTGCCCTGGAACACCTCCGTTCCAAGGTTTTTGCAATTGCTGGGGTCGCCGGGCTACTGTTTTCCGTTGCCTGGGACCTAGTTAAAAACAGGATGAACCACTAATGGCTACACTAGGCACACAGAATATCAGTACAAGCTATAGCCAGGTCCTAAAGACTTTCGGTAGCGACATTGTGGGACCGACGCTCGCAGCCGTCGCCAGTGGCAACGAGGCAGGAGTTTCGGCCCTTCAGATATCTACGACCGGGGTAAAGAGCAGTGGCACGTTCGCAGTTGACGGAGCGTCCAGGCTTTTGGGGATTGCTACGTTCGGGTCGAGCATCACGGCATCCACCGGAACAGCTACGATCGCAACTGCCAGCATCAGCACTGCCTCGATTAGCACAGCTACTATAAGTACTGCCACCGTAAGTACTGCCACAATCAGCACCGCAACGATTTCGACTGCAACAATTCCAAGGATTAATGGAATCACAACTTTTTCTACCGGGTTTACTTCCTCAACAGGAACAAACACGATCGGAACGATTGAGTCGACGACGATTAACAATACCGGACTAGTCACTGTTGGAACTCTTGAAATTGGTGGCGCGTCCGGGCCAAGCATCACAAAGGCCAGCTTTGGATCAACAACGATCGGTGCAACAACACTCGGAACGATGACAACTGCCACGTCAAATTCGACAGGCACATTTGCCGCGACAGGAATTGTCGCCGGAGACATTGTGCTCGGACAGGCCAACCTTGCGTTCACAGGGGCCTATCCAATAGTGGCATTTTCTGTCGCAGCAAGTGACGTCGCCAGGTACAGTTTATACAACGCGTCGGCAACATCTCTTTCCACAATAACAGCAGGGACACTCACAACATTTGCTTTAAGGACGGTGGCTTAATATGGGAATCAAATTTAATCGTTCTCAAACGTTCGCAACGAACGGCACCGTAACCGCGGCCGCGCTTCACAACCTGGTCGATGGTCTAAACGTTTATCAGGCATTAATAACGGATCAGACGTCATTAACCACTGTCTCAACCGAAGACAAGATTATGATTGCTGACGCTAGTTTTTCTTCTGGTGACGCACCGAGGCAGACAACCGTATTAAATTTATTCGACGATGCTTTGACAGGCGGAACATATACAAATCTTAATCTTACCGGAATTTTGACCTATGGAACTTCGACAGGAAGCAGGACAGTAAGCACCGATGCCGTCATTACGAATGCCACAATCTCGGCTGGGGTAATCCCAACCGGAACATTTGGCACAACCACATCTACGGCAGCCACGATTACAAACGGAACAATCACGAATGGAACAATTACAACCGCACTCATTCCGGCTCTCACTGCCGGGACTACAACTGGAACTGCTGGCATCTTTACGTCTGGAACAGTTGCCACGCTTAACAGCACAACTGGAACGATTGGAAATTTCACAACTACACTTACTGGCGACGTAACGATAAGCACCGGATCGGCCACGGTGGGAACTAGGGTTGCCGTTGTGAATAGTGCGCAGGAATATACCGCGGCCCATAATTTTAATGCCACTACATTGACAAGCGGAAACTCAATTGCTTGGGATTTGTCTGCCAACCAGGTTGCAAGACTTGTTCTTTCGACAAACGGAACAATGGCCGATGCATCAAACAAAGTTGATGGAGCAGTATATATTTTGCTTGTGACTCAAGGAACTGGATCGAATACGCTTGCATGGAATGCAACATACAAATGGCCCGGAGGAACAACTCCAACCCTGACAACTGGTTCTGCAAAGATCGATATTTTCACGTTTGTATCAAACGGAACAAGCCTATTTGGCGTTGCAACTCAGAATTACTCGTAGGAAATAATATGGCTTGGCCTGTATTTCCTTTTTCCCATATGGGTGCGAACTATCCGTCATCCGTACAATATCTTGTCATAGCTGGAGGCGCGTCAGGCGGAGGACATGGACCTAACCAGATTGTTGCTGGTGGAGGTGGAGGTGCCGGAGGGTATCGTTGTTCAGTTTCGGGCGAAACATCTGGAAGTAACTCATCCGCAGAAAGCGAGCTATCAGTAGCGGGTGGAGTTTTATATACAATAACTGTTGGGGCTGGAGGACCGAGTGGGGGTTACGCCGCAGCAGGCGTAAACGGAAGCAATTCAGTCTTTTCATCCATTACAAGTACTGGAGGCGGAGCCGGAGCTAATCGCGCTACATTAGGCGGAGGAACGAGCAATGACGGAAAACTCGGTGGTTCTGGTGGAGGCGCATCATATAACGCCACTGGTGGGGCTGGAACAATAGCCCAAGGATTTAAGGGTGGAAATAATCCAGGGTCATCGACTCACGGAGGAGCCGGAGGTGGTGGATCGGGAGCAGTTGGAGCGGATGTAGGACTTAATGTTGCCAATGGATCAAACGGAGGGGCTGGCATTAGTTCATCAATTACTGGAACATCCACAGCAAGAGGTGGTGGTGGTGGCGGAGGAATGGGACAAGGCGGATCTGTGCAATCATCTGGTGGCACTGGAGGAGGAGGCAGAGGAAGCACCGCGGACAGCACCATAGGAAACGATGGTACTATCAATACTGGCGGAGGAGGTGGAGGT